CCTTACAAGATGGGGTCATCATCAGCTCGATCCCTAGCTAATGCTCTCGGTGTTAAGCGTGTTCGCCCAACATACGAAGCAAAGCGTAGAGACATTATCATTAACTGGGGCAACTCTCGTTTGTCTGAGAGTATGCCTTATGTAGAGACTGATCTCAATAAGCACAGTGCTATTGCTATAGCATGTAACAAGCTTAAGACCTTTGATCTACTGTATGAGAATGAGTATCCCTATCTACCCAACTATTGTACCTCTAGGTATGAAGCATCTAACATGCTCTACATAGCTACAGAAGGGGGCGAACGATTAGGTAAGGAGTCTATCTATTGTAGAACTTCCTTGACAAGTCACAGCGGAGGTGGTATAGTAATAGCTAAGAACATCCTTGATCTAGTCGAAGCACCCTTGTATACTCTTGGTACTAAACATAAGTATGAGTATCGTGTTCATGTATTCAGAGAGACGGTCATAGATGTTCAGCAAAAGAAACGTAGACTTAACTGGACTGGTGGTGACACTGGTATTCGTAATCACTCTAACGGTTATATCTATGCTCGTGCTGACATTAACTATCCAGTAGAGATAGAGCAAGCTGCTATCAAGGCTGTTAAGATTCTAGGTCTAGACTTCGGTGCAGTAGACATTGGTTATCGTGAACGTGACAACAAAGTATTCTTGTTCGAGGTCAATACTGCACCAGGTCTTGTTGGCACTACGTTAGAGAAATATGCACAAGCTTTCAAAGATTATTTAAATTAAAGTCTATGGGGGAAAGTAACATCAGTAGCTGGGATGAGCTATGCAAGATGTTATGAGTACCCCACCCATTTACTAAAGGAGAAAAATAATGGATGATGCTTTAGAAATACTAGATGAGGTCGAACAGATCTTAGCAATGAATGAACTTAGTAGTGTTGAACAACTCTCAATTCTGTGGGAGTATGTGCAACAAAAACGAAGTGAATTTCAACCTTCATGTGGGGAGTGTTCTTCATGAGATGTCAAGCGTGTGATTGTGAATTAAGTGACTACGAAGCTACTCGTAAAGATCAGCATGGGGTCTACCTAGATCTTTGTAGTGACTGTTATTTCACTGTGAGGGACGAAGTTCCGAGCACTAGTCGTAAGGATTTAGAGACTGTTGTTTCCATTGAATCAGAGGAGATACCAGAAGTTAATGGAAATTAGGAGAAGTTATGGCACAATTCATTAGACATCTGCCTTGTCCAAAGTGTGGTAGTAAGGACAATTTAGCTGAGTATGATGATCACTTCTTTTGCTTTGGGTGTAAGTATACTAAGCACAAAGATGACATAAAGTCAATACGTGAGAGAGTAAATAGTAGAGAGAGTATCCCTATTACTAATCCGTCTAACTCTCCAACTCTTACTTATGATTTACCTAAAGAACCTAAACAATGGCTACTTAAATATGGCATTACTAACGATGAAATTACTGACTCAAAGATGGGGTGGGATGTGAAGAATCAACTGCTAGTTTTACTAAACATGCCTACCTATTGGCAAGGTCGTAGCTTCATGAAAGGTAGACCTAAGTATTCCTCTTATGGTAGAAAGCCCTTGACTTATTATGGTATGAGTGATACTATAGTGTGTGTAGAGGATGTGTTATCGGCAATCAAGATAGCTAGACTCTCACCATCTTATTGTGCTACACCTTTGTTAGGTTGTAGTATGACACGAGACACTATACAAACGCTCTCCAAACGATTTAAAATGGTTGTCCTATGGCTAGATAGAGATAAAGCTAAGGAAGCTATGAGAATCTCTAGGGAATTTAAACAACGTGGAATACCTACTAGGATTGTTATTTCTCCTGAGGATCCCAAAGAATATACCAAGGAGGAACTAACTGAATGGTTGAACTTCAAATCATAAATCTTTTCATGAAAGATAAAAAAGACTTTACAAAATACTATAAGTATGTTAATATTACCTATATAAAGAACAACTATGTTAACATCTATAAAGTCTTTAACGTTCTCTCAATCTATTACTCTAAGTACTCTACTAAAGACAACTGTAGCGTAGAGGATCTTGAGTTATGTTATTTAAGTAACTATCTTCTGCAAGACTCTGAGCGTAAGGAACTTAGAGAATTACTAGAATCTATCTATAGTCTAGAGGTAAACGTAGAGGGAGTAATTACTCTTCTGGAAGAACATCGTCGACGTTCTCTTGCTGGAGACATCGCTAAGATGGCTCTAGATGTAGAGGATGGTAGGACTCCAGTAGAAGATTTACTTTCTCTATTCTCTGAGTTTGAGTTACAGGAAGTAGAGGATAATACTCCTGTTACTGTCAACATGAATCTAGCAGATCTGTATACTTCCCAAGTAGCAACACCAGGCTTACGTTGGAGACTTAAGTTCTTGAATGAATCTTTCGGTTCTCTACGCAAGGGTGACTTCGGATTTATATTCGCTCGACCAGAGACAGGTAAGACTACCTTCCTTGCTAGTGAGATCTCTCACATGGTAGAACAAACAGATGGTAACATCTTGTGGTTCAACAACGAGGAACAAGGCAATAAGGTTGGTATTCGTTGCTTCCAAGCTGTTCTAGGTATGACTACGGATCACTTGTGGGGCGACCTAGAACGCAATCAGAAGGTGTATGACATGAAGACTAAGGATCAGATTAAGATCTACGACTTCGAGGATTCATCTTCTATCCAACGCATAGAACAGATTCTTAAGACTGCTAACCCAGCACTTATCATCTTTGATCAGATCGATAAACTTAAAGGTTTCAAAGCAGAACGTAAGGATCTAGAACTCAAGGCTATCTATCAATGGGCTCGTGAGATCTCTAAGAACTATGCACCAGTCATCGCTGTATCTCAAGCTTCAGGTGAAGCAGAGGGTAAGACTTGGTTAACGATGGACATGGTTGATGGCAGCAAGACTGCGAAGCAAGGCGAAGCTGACTGGATCTTAGGCATTGGTAAGGAGTCAGATAACACTAGTCGATTCAGATACTTTAACATCTGTAAAAACAAACTGTTAGGTGACAAGGATACCCTACCTGAGAAACGACACGGTAGTGCCAAGGTATTGATTAGGGCAGAGGTAGCTAGGTATGAGGATCTCTAATGATACTAAATGATTTACCTTATGAGCATGAGTTACGGAATAAACCTCTGATAGAGATAGGTGCTAAGTATCAAATCAGAGATAGCAAAGTATTAGCATCCGTAACTCCACCATACGGTATCGCTAAGAAAACTTACAATCAACTTGGAGATGTGTGGACAACATGGGACATATGGCATGCAACTATTTATTGAATACATTCAGTGTTACTACCAAGCTTTTGGTTTAGGTATAGTAACAACATTACTTATACAACATTACTTATTAAAGGATTCCGATGAAAGAGTTAGTACTAGACGTAGAAACAACAATCTCTAACAAAGGTAATCCTTTTGATCAGACTAACAAGCTATGCTATGTAGGCATCGGAGATAAACTATTCGATATAGAATACTCTCATGATCCCTATGTACCTAAGCTTCAAGAGATCCAACAAAAGATTAACGAGTGTGATATATTAATTGGGTTCAACATTAAATTTGATTTGCATTGGATAAATAGATATGGAATTTCTTTTGGGTCTAAGCGTATTTGGGATTGTCAATTGGTACACTTTATACTTACTGGGCAAACCGAATCGTATCCTTCCCTTAATGGGGTCGCTGCTTATTATGGTCTGGGTAGTAAGCTTGATGTGGTTAGCACAGAGTATTGGAAGAATGGTATAGATACACCAGACATACCTAGATCTATTCTAGAGGAGTATCTACAAGGAGATCTAGACATAACTTACCAAGTCTATCTCAAACAAGTAGAGGAAGTTAAAGCAGGTGGTCTAGCACTACAGCGTCTAATCAGTCTACACAATCAAGATCTCCTGGTCTTACAAGAGATGGAGTTTAATGGTTTATTATATAACGCAACAAAGAGTGAGGAATTAGCAAATGAATTGGATGCACAAATCGTCGAGTTGGATAACGAGTTGTATCAGTACCATAACTGTGATCGTTTTAATCCCAATAGTGGCGATCACCTTAGCTGTCTACTTTATGGTGGAAGTATTAAACTCTCTCGCAAAGTCCCTGCTGGCTTTTACAAGACAGGTGCTCGTAAAGGAGAAGCAAAAGAAAAGTGGGAAGACTATCAAGTAGAACTACCTAGACTCTTTACTCCACCTAGAGGTTCAGAGTTAGCTAAAGAAGGTTACTTCTCTACTGATGAGGCTACACTTAAGTCTCTCAAGAGTAGGAACCAACACTCTCTTAAAGCTATTCAAACACTACTCACTAGGTCTGACTTAGAGAAGAGAGTCTCAACGTACTATAGAGGCTTACTCAAGCTATCAGCTGAACTTAACTGGAAGGAGAACAAGATACATGGACAACTTAATCAATGCGTCGCTCGTACAGGACGTCTGTCAAGTAGTAAACCAAACTTGCAAAACTTCGACGGAGGAATCAAAGGTCTCTTCTATTCTCGCTTTACTTGATGCATACGAGAAAGATGTATACCTTGAACGCTTATGGGAGGACTTATACTAGATGCTACTACAAGCAGATGCTAAACAATTAGAGTGGGTAGGAGCCACATACTTAAGTCAAGATCAAGTAGCTATCGATGAGATTCTTAATGGAGTAGATCAACATGCAGACAACCAACAGCGATTTGGATTACCAAGTCGACTTATTGCTAAAACGTTCGTGTTTCGACTCATCTACGGAGGATCAGCGTACTCTTATGCGAATGATCTTAACTTCTCAAGTATTGGAGATGAAACGTTCTGGCAAGGAGTCATTGACCAGTTCTACGAAAAGTACGCAGGACTAAAGGTATGGCATGAGCAACTACTAGAACGTGCTATGCGTGATGGTCGTATCGATATGCCTACAGGTAGGTTCTATAAGTTTGAACCTGAGGTTAAGTATGGTAAGGTTAAGTTCCCTCGTACTAAGATACTTAACTATCCAGTACAAGGTCTAGGTGCTGATCTCATGGCTCTAGCTCGAGTATCATTACGCAACAGATTGAAAGGTAAAGAAGGAGTCTTGATGGTCAATACAGTTCATGACTCAATAATACTTGACTTTGATCCCAAAGTATGGGATAATATTAGTCTAGTGCAGTTAGTTAATAACTGTTTCAACGATGTACCAGCTAACTTTAAAAAAATATTTGGTACGGAGTTTAACCTACCTATGAGGGTTCAATGTGAAGTAGGACCTGACTGGGGCAACATGGAGGAAGTGAATGCTTAGAATTAAAATTATTGATGTGGGTACCCCTAGCTCTCACCAATCAGCTAATGGCTTAGAGTATCAAGCTATAGAAGTTATCTTCAGGGATAATGAGGACCAAGTCTTATCTAAAAGATTATTCTCTTTCAGAAATAAGAATGTGTACAGAGCTGCGAGTAGTTGGACCAAGGGTACCGTAATAGATATTGTAGACGAGGCTGACGCTAAAGGCTTTACTCAATGGGTTGACTTTGATTTAGTGCAACCTAAGAGTGGAGAGGATGACGATGTTCCCCTTTAGTAAAACTTGGATCACAGTACTAGAAGTAGTAACTTGTATTCACATTATTGTAAATGTATATCATCACTGGAGTATTTAAATATGGCAATTAAAATTAAAGCAAAGTTGTTCTGGGCTCAACTAAACGAACCTAACGAGATGTCTGGTAAGTATCAAGTAGACTTATGTAACTTAAGTTTCCAAGCAGTTAAAGAATTAAAGGATGCGGGTATAACCGTTAACAATCGAGCAGATGATCAATATGAACGAGGTGACTATATTACCTGTAAATCTACCTACCCAATCAAAGCTATTGATGGTGACGGTGTACCTTTCTCTACTGATGTTCGTATTGGTAATGGCAGTGAAGCTATTGCCGTTGTTGATACTTACGATTGGAAGTTCAAAGGTAAGTCTGGTAAATCACCTTCTCTTACTACCTTAGCAATTACTGATCTTGTTGCTTATGAAGCAGCTGGTTCTGTACCTGAAGGAGTAGCTGTATAATGATAGCTCTTATAGATATGGATCTTGTTTGCTTTCGTAGTGCAGCTAGTGCTGAGAATGAATCAGTAGGCATCGCCATATCTAGGATGAAGGATCTGTTTGAGGGCATTCAATCTAAGGTTGGTGCTACCTCTTACAGAGCTTTCCTCACGGGACCTAACAACTTCCGTAAGACTATCAATCCCTTGTACAAAGCTAACAGAACAGCTCCTAAGCCTATACACTTAGCTGCATTACAGCAGTATGCAGTTAAGAAGTTAAATGCTGAGTGGGCTCCTGATACTCTAGAAGCAGATGATGCTATGTCTATTCACCAAGATAAGGTGGGAGGTACTACAACTATCTGCTCTCTAGATAAGGATATGTTACAAGTTCCAGGGAAACACTTTCAATGGGCAATAGGCACACTTAGTTGGTCTAAACCTGATAACTTTGTAGAACAAACAGAGTTAGAAGGACTTAGATTATTCTATGAGCAATGTATTAAAGGAGATACTTCTGATAATGTTAAGGGGATCAAAGGTTTAGGTGAAGCTAAAGCTAAGAAACTTTTACAAGGTTGTAAGTCTGAGCAAGAGATGTTTGACATCGTGTATCAACTTTACCCTAATAAAGAAGACTTCTTAATAGATTCACAATGCCTATGGCTCTTACGTCACGAAGGAGATAGCTTTGCTACTCGATATGAGACATTACTAAATGCCCAAGTTCAAGAGTAAGTTAGAAGAGAAGGTTTGGAATACACTAATTAAAGAGTATCCTTCTGTACAATACGAACCAACTAGGATCAAGTTCACACAGCCAGTTCAAGAAAGAACCTATACTCCAGACTTTAAAGTAGATGAGAATAGAGAGATTTATCTTGAGGCTAAAGGATTACTAGATTTAGAGACTCGTAAGAAGATGATATGGTTTAGAGAGTGTAATCCAGACATCAGAATAATAATGTTATTCCAGAATGCATCCAATAAGTTACACAGAGGTAGTAAGACAACTTATGCAATGTGGGCTGAGGCTAACAACTTCGAATGGTTAGACTTTAGAAAGGATTGGTTAAATGCGTATAGACAATTGTGTTCGCAATGAGGAAGATGGTAGTTTAGACTTTGACTTCAATGTTACAGAAGCTGAAGCTGGTTTCTTAATGGACCATGCAATCAAGAACTTAGTGTTCAATGGCATCATCAAGATTCAAGAATCAGATTTACAACAAGAGTTAGATCTATTTAAAGAAGAAGGAGGTATCCCATCATGAGTAAACCACTAGATCCTAACGATCAACTATCAGAAGAACCTATTGATGAAGATACAGCTGATGAATGGGATGAAGAGCGTATTGATATCATAGGTCCTAATGGTAACACAGGAGATCATTATCATTTAGGGTGTCCTGCATATCCTAATTGTGATATTGATCCTCAAGGGTGCCGTCATGCAACTGATAATGTAGACTTCTATGGACATAGGAATTAATTATGAGTAAACGCATCATGGTAATACCCGATACTCAGATTAGACCTGGTGATGACTTTGCTTTCCTTGATGCTATCGGTCGTTATGCGGTAGAGATGAAGCC